AACTCGTTGTAGATATATGTCTCGGTCATCGAGGTACGTGAGAACGGCTGTAATGTCACCATTAGACATGGTATCGAGTGCTTGACAAAACTTGTGCTCCGAGAACTCTCCAAATTTGAGAAACTTACCTCGAATGAAATATTCTTCGGGTTCTTGGGGATCTTGATTGATATCATTGGCGAGAAATGAACATGTCATGAGAACGTGGATACCTCCACATATCTTTTTTATGAATTCTTTCTTAGCGGGAGTGATATTCATTTTGTACTTGAATTTTAGTCATTTCATTATCCACTTAGATCTCAAAATGATATTAAATGATAAAATGTTATGATGTCTTCGTCGTTTATCATCTTAACAAAAATTCGATCATCTTTCGTGAACAATAGTGGATTTGGAGATGCTAGCGTGAATGCACGGTCTAATGTTATACCGATACTATCGAAATATACCAACAGTTTTATTAAATTTTCCGAGTCCAACACATCTACAGCCATCCTAAACTTTCCAACCGAAAATTCGTATGTATCATCTTGGCTGCGATTGAACAATTGTTTTTTTATAAATTTTTCCATTTCATTGTGGGGTTCCGTACCTATCCGTTTTACGCACCCCATGTATTCCATTAAATCACCAACACCATGAGCAACCTTTTTTATAAATGTGCGCTTTTCTGGTGTCATACTTATTACATATACTATTATATGACAGAATTGGAAAAATTCGTACACGAAGTTTTACTCCCACGAATCGTACAACTTGAGATTGAAGTCGCAACACTACGAAAACACACATGGCCTTATGTACAAGCACAGAAAGAACACAATCAACTTGACGACATCGAGGCTAAGAGGGACTTTGTCAAAAGTCTCGATGATGACACTATAAAAGAGTTGCTTAACATGAAGGCAAAATTTTCAGAAACTTCTGGACTTCAGAAGAGTGAATACAATTCTTTAAAAAATCATTTTTGTTAAAAGAAATCATCCGTGCGATACATCGTCACATTGAAAGAACCAGTCTTACCAGTGACCGTTACAGATTCATTTCCATAAAGTTCCTGACATCCGATATCATCCACGCAGTCACGTCCATCATGGGTCACTGGAATAGGGTAAAGGTTCTCGCCACCAGTCGTGGTGTAATAATGATAACGGTCACGGCGACCACGAACTTCCTTACCATATAGAGGGAGTGTTTCTCCATCCTCACCCACGAGAATGCCCATCTGTTGCATACGTCCAGGTTTATACTGTTTGATGGGTGGGCCCCTAAACTCGGGTTCACGCCTGATCTCCTGTGTACGAACGGGACGAGGCGGTGGAATCACGACAGGAACCTCAACTGGGACCTCGACGACTTGGGGATTGTACCACATGTAACCAATCACTACCACGAGTACGACAAGAGCCACCCATAGGAGCTGGGTCTTTGTCTTGTTCTTCATTTACTATAGTTAAGGAAAATCTTTCACTTAAAGATATGAAGGTCTTGGCAATCGATATCGGCTATCACAATATGGGTCTCGTTCTTGCGGAGTCTACTGCGGGTCCGAAAATCGAAGTCGAATACGTGAAGAAGGTAAGTCTTGAAGACTACAAATACATCAAATCGAATGACTTTGTAGATCTTGTTCCTTTATTTGTGGAGGACCACCAAGATATATTCGATGCAGCTGAGAAGATACTTATAGAACGACAACCACCTGGAGGTTTTACAAATATTGAAATACTTTTACATTACATGTTCAAAGATAAGGTTTCTTTAATTTCACCTGTGAGCATGCATACACATTTCGGTATGAGACATCTTGACTACGACCAGAGAAAGGAGCGAACTGTTTCGATAGCTGAGAAGTATATAGACGATGACATTCCATATGAAAGAAAACATGACATTGCGGATGCGTTATGTATGATCGTATATGACAATTTTAAGTCATGTGTTCACTTTTTCGACAAGTTCAAATATTTTGCCAAGGTATAATAAATGCCAACTGCCAAGCAGGTTCAGAACGCCAAGAAAAAATTAAAGATGACTCCCAAGCCAACTGGAAACAAGCCCAAACTCCCTAACCGTCTCACTTACATCGTCATTGCTGCGGATCCCAAAGTCAGTCGAGATCGTGCATTCCTGAAGACTGTTCGTGAGTACATGAAGAACACTCCTTCCTCAAAATCGTCAAAGCGTTAGCCGTGCTTTCAAACATGTCGAAAATTTCACTCGTATTTTTTCGTTTAAGGGCTGTACGAAGTTTCTCCAAGTTAAAATCGAACGACTCACACTCCTTTTTAGCTTGTTCCTCATATTTTCTTTTTTGTTCTTCAATTTTTGAAATTTTTGTATCAATTTCTTTGATTGCGTTTTCAACCGATGCATCCAAATTCTCAATTTGTTCACGATAATAGTCACCTTGTTTTCTGAGAATTTCACTTTTTAATTCAGATGTAGTGCGTTCAATTTGAGCATTGTTTCGATCAAGTTTTTCCTCGAGATATTCCAAGTTGTATAGGTAATTTTGTTTGTACACCTCCTTGATGTTGTTAAGTCTGGAAATTTCACTGAGAAGTTTGACGTCCATTGTATTTTAGTTTAGCTTTTTAGCTTTAAACACATTACTTAGGTCTTTTACAAAAGAATCAAAGTGACCAAGGCGATATTGCACGAATGCCCATAACATAAAGAAAAGGGACTTTGTCAGGCGATTAATATCATTCTCTTCCATCTTGTAAATAGGACCGACGACACGACCCATGAAAGTCTCATCTTTTTCCTTTCCAGTGACGTACATCTCGGCTTGTGTGAGTGCACACGTATCGTCATTCACAGACCAGTGGTAAAATATGAATGGAATGACCATCGAATAAAATTCGAGCTGTCTGCGATCGTTCACAAATGGTATTATGAGAATCCACAAGAGAAAAATGAAATGAATGAGAAATATTATATTCATTTATTATAAGATGAGTGAAGAAATTATTATGGAAGATTTATGGAATGAGTATCACGAGAATGTCTTGCGCCAGTGGGGTGAAGCATCTGCGTGTTACCGATACATGCACCATAGAGGTTTTTTACTCTACAAACGACTGAGTCTGCGTTTTAATTTACCTGTCATTGTGTTATCCACTGTGACGGGAACGGCTAACTTTGCACAGACTTCATTCCCTGCTGGTATGCGAAGCACTGTACCATCGATTATTGGTGGTATGAATTTAATTGCGGGTTTGATCGCCACGATCATGCAGTTCCTAAAGATCAACGAACTCCGTGAAAATCATAGAACAGCTGCGTTAGCTCATGGTGCGTTATCCAGGAATATTCGCCTCCAGTTGTCTCTCCCCAGAGAAGAACGTAAGAAAGAAGGTCTTAAATTTGTCGAAGAGTGTAAGGCTGAATATGATAGACTCATCGAACAATCTCCGCCTATACCCAAAAACATTCTCATGAGTTTTGAGAAGGAGTTTCCCATTGATGGTGTATTCACAAAACCTGAGATATTGACGGTACGTCCCATTCCACCACTCAAATCACCAAAAACGATCGAACCCATACGAGCGATGACAAAAGACACTCCATTTGAACGAGTAGGACAGTATCTCTCTAAAGAGGAGGAGTACGAGGAAGTGGAGGAAGAGGAGGAGGAAGTGGAAGAAGAGACAGACGTCGAGCAAGGTACACCAAAAGAATAAACATTATCAAATTGGTCAAAACACTACATGCAATGTATGGTACAATTTTCCTTTTTAAAGGTTCTACGATACGTTTATGAAGTGCGTCATTTCCGAGCACCAAATCTATGGCCTGAGTAGTAAGATCATCGATGGATTCCTTCATTAAAATAGTCGAGCAAAAAAAAGATCCCGTCGTGACAACAATTCACACGAAACAAATTGATCTTATTCGTAGGTACATCCGTGAAAGAAAGAATGTGTTTATATGTGGAGCACCAGGTGTTGGAAAAACCTACATTCTCAAAGAGGTACTCAGAGGTCTAAACCACGTCGAGTTACAAGCCGATCACCTAAAAAGTAAATCACCATTTCTACAGTTTATTCGACCTTCGACAAAACACGTGTTTATTGAAGACTATGATCCCGTATTCAAACCGATAATTGAAAAGATTTCAGATGGTGATAGGATTTCTCGTGGATGTTTGTTGGTGACTACGACAAACATGTGTATGTATCCAAATTTCGAGACTGTTTTCGTTCCGAAGCATAAACCAGAAACTCTCATGAAACTCACTGAAGAAAGGGGGTCTAAGGTGGAACACGCAGCCATTCGTGCCAATGGAAACATACGAAATTTTTTTACATACTTGGAAGGCTATGATGAAATGGATGACTTTCAGACACCCAAAGAATTTATCGCAGAGGTACTTTCAGAAACTGGACCAATCCAAATTTATGACAGTATTTCTGAACATGGTCACATATGGGATATTTTCCAAGAAAATTACCTAGATTCGGAAGGTGTAAACATCATCGAAGCTTCGAGATCCTTTTCTGACGCAGATTCTTATGATACTAAAATGTATTCACATGGTGAATGGAATCTCATGCCATATTTTGTATTACACGCTCTCACAATACCAAAAGCGTCACTTGGTTGTCCACTCATGAAAGATAAAATCAGACCTGGGAGTTGTTGGACCAAGTTTGGAAACTACAAGATGCGGAAACAGAAATTTGATGAAATTAAGAAGAAATCGAGGATGGGGTTGGGTATAGAGGAACTGTGTCTATTAAAGAAGTATGCAGAAAATGGTGAGTTTAAACCCCTGATGGAATATTCTATAAGTCCACAAGATTTCGATGTCATTAATCATCTCGCCGTTGGAAATGGCTTAAAATCGAGAGACGTCACAAGAGTAAAGAAAGCACTGAAAAATGCCTACGGATGATGAAAAAGAAACCGAGGAGAACGAGTGTGTGAAGATTGTCGGAAATGAGATTCTCTTCTACGGTGACATCGACCGTGAGAATGCTCTCGAGTTTGTCGAGAAGTTTAAGAAGTTGGAGATTGATCTTCTCAAAAAGATGGCCGAACTTGTCGGATACGAACCTCAAATTAGGGTACATATCATGAGTGATGGTGGTGATATCTTCGCAGGTCTCAACATGATGAACGTTCTAGAACGCTCGAGGGTCAAGGTTATCACAATCGCACAGGGTTCGTGCTGTAGTGCGGCTACATTCGTATTCTTGGGTGGATCGGAGCGTCGCATGGGTCGTAATGCCTACCTTCTGATTCACCAAATTTCTACCGAATTCTGGGGAAATTTCCAAGAACTCAAGACGGAAATGAAATCTACTGAAAAGTTTATGAATATGCTCAAGAAAATGTACCTCTCGAAAACCAAAATTCCCGAGAAGAAATTTAAACGTCTCATGAAAAAGGATATCTATTTGACACCTGAAAAATGTATCAAGTATGATATCGCTCACGTCGTTGATTAATCGTGACTGCACGGTTGTACAAACCGAGAATACATATAACTATAAAAATGATACACAATGTATTCAAATTCATCGGTACTGATGTAACAGCTGGAGGCCTAAGTCGCTCCATTCTACCATAATTCACAACTGGCAAGTTGGACATCTATTTAAAGTTGAGAATTTAAATATACGTAGAATGGAACGCCTTATAAAAAAAGATAAACATGGAAATGAACGATTTACTGACATTAGAGTCGAAGACTTGAAAGATGGAACTGCTGATATCGTAAAGTCTACGGGTGTCGTCGGAACAGAAAAGGTTTCAGTTTCTCGATTGAATGTGAAGACGGGATATGAAAAAGCTCTTATGAGAGCCCAAACGATGTGGAACAATGAGAAGACCAAATGTACTCAAATTCTTCCCATGTTGGCAAATAAGTGGGAAGACCGTGAAAAATACATCACAGAACCTTTTTATGTTCAACCGAAATTGGATGGTATTCGACTACTCGTCTCGAACAAAGGATGTATTTCCCGAACTGGAAAGCCCGTTGAAGGTGTCGATCATTTGGGACGAGGTCTCAGAGATGGTGAGTATCTTGATGGTGAGTGTTACGCATCCGACAAAACATTCGAAGAAATTACGAGTATTTTCAAAATGAATCCAAAAGATTTGGAGTTTCATATATTTGACTATTTTGATACGGAAAGACCCGACCTCACTTTCGAAGAACGGAAAGAATATGTCACAGTGGATACCTTTCTCGTGAAGAAAAAGTCTGATGTTCAGGGGTATCACGACATGTTTGTGAATCAGGGACATGAAGGTATTATGATTCGAGACGCTTCGAGTACATATGAAATTGGAAAACGAAGTAATTACCTTCTTAAGTATAAGGCTTTTCAGACGGATGAATACATAATTGTAGATGTCAAAGAGGGAACGGGTCGTGAAAAGGGTGCGGCAATTTGGGTGTGCAAAGTGGGTGAACAACACTTTTCGGTAAAACCAGAAGGAACTATCGAAAAAAGAAGGGAATATCTGAGAAACAAAGAAAGATACATCGGTAAACAACTCACGGTTCGTTACCAGAACCTAACGGCTCTTGGTATCCCACGTTTTCCCGTTGGTGTGGCAATTAGAGATTACGAATAATATTAAGATATATAAATGAACAGAGTGGCGATCGACATCGATGAAGTCTTGGTCAATTTCTTGTACCCCATGGCGAAGCATCATCACAAAAAAATCAGAAAACCTAAATACAATTATGTGTATCGTGAAATTTTTGATATCGATGAGGTGACATCACAAAAAATGGTTCAAGATTTTTACAAGTCGAGAGATTTTTCGAAGTTGACGCCAATCAAAGGTGCCCAGAAGGCTATGTACGATATTCGTTGGAAAAGTAAAAAGATGTATGTCGTTACGGGGCGCCAAGATTCTGTTCGAGAAGAGACGGAACTTTGGATTAATCACTACTTTCCAGGTATTTTTGACGATGTGATTCTCACGAATAGTTATACCCCAAATGAAGTGAAGAAATCCGACATATGCCGGGCTCTGAATATAGGTCTCATCATTGATGACAATAAGGGAATATGTGATGAATGTATCGATTCAGGAATTCAAGCATTCAATTACATTGGTGATGAAGTGTATCCATGGTGCGATGAGAGTGAAATAAGTATAAAGGGGTGGAAAGACTTAAAGCTATAATGTATGCCATTTTATGTAAACCCATCGTCATACATCCACCCAAAAGTAATCCCGTTTTAAGCGGTAAAGATTGTCGTATCGTAAAACTTACACCATCTCAAGTATCAGAAGATAAACTGGAACTTGAGATTTTGGAAGCGCCCCCAATCAATATATCTAGTCCGTAACCAAATTATAAGCTGTTACACCAGCTACAAACGTTCCAGCACCCTTTACAGATGTTGTCGCAGAATATAAAAGGTATGCGATCACGACCATCAGACATGCACAAGACATCAATCCAAAACCAACAACCTTGGGATTTCCTTTATTGAGTGTACTATCTTCAGGATTTGTTGGGTCATAAGAGATTTCTATATTTCCACCAACCTTTGGTTCAAGGTTAAATTGTTTATTTTGTGAACCAGAATATTCCACACCGCCGACTGTATATGTATAGGTAACAGTACACCTACGCTCTATACGATTCTTGGCGGATCTGGTGAACGAACACTTGACAGTCTTTACTTTACCACTTATTCTACCTGAGTGTTTTTCAGGAGTTGTAACTAAAAACATGCCTGAAGAACAGCATGACATGGCAAGAATGATAGTAATGATCATACGAACGAATGCGATACCCTGACCTATTTTATTGCCAGTATTAATGACACTCATTTAAGATATATGAATATTTAATTCACTGTGGATAAATTTGTAATGTTACCATTTCTCGTCTTCATTAGAAGGACTTCGTCACATTCACCACCTTTGATGACTAGAACAGCTTCTCCACATTTTGTCCCTCCTCCCTTGTATCTTTCACAAGCAACTTGTGTTTTGTTTGTAATGTTCATATCTTGACTGTATCCCACGAATGTCCGATCAATGTCACCATTCTCATCCGTAGCTTCAACCGTAGCCTTTACACAATATGATCCAAACTTACACTTCCGCTCCTCCTCCGTCGGTGGAGGGCAATCATTCACCATCGCCCTCGGCCTTCGACCAAAACGTTTCTTCAGAGGATAAAACAATACTTTGGTAATAGAGGACATCTCTTACCAGAGTTTGTGTTTGTTATTTTAAGTTCGTTTATGATAGCTCTTCCAACCGGGTTCGAACCGATGACCTTGCGATTAACAGTCGCACGCTCTACCAACTGAGCTATGGAAGAAAAAGTCCTCTCTAGGTGAATCGAACACCTGACCCTTGGAACTACAGTCCACTGCTCTCCCAACTGAGCTAAGAGAGGATAAGCTCCCACTAGGAGTCGAACCTAGGGTGGTGGATTCAAAGTCCACAGTGTTGACCACTACACTATGAGAGCCCCAACTATATCACTTTCTGTATTCTTTTCTTTAAGCCCGTTTATATACTTCATCCCCACGAGTGATACTGAGAATAGACCAGCAGAAGTGTTGGCAACAATCATCGGAACGACCCTAAAATAAACAGAATACACGAGACCCAGAGAACTCGCTAACAAGTTGAGATATAGAAACGCATAATTTATTGCGGCGGTGTCTTTCGTTTTGTAGACGTGCATAACTTGGGGTATAAACATGATTGAAATCAGGATTGAACTCGCCAACCCGGTGCCATGTATGACTTTCTCCATGTCTATTACTATTTTCTCTCGTTTAAGTAGGTATGACACGAATCATCATCTTGATCATCTTAGTCTTTTCGGTCGTCTATACATTTTTTCGAACAAAAACCAGGGCAGACTACGATTATAAATGTTTTTTACTCACAGTTAAAGATCAAAAAGAGAGACAAGAACGATTTTTTAAAAGTCACAAAGATGATATCCCCGTAGAAATAATCTACGGACCTGACACGAGAAAAGTTAAAATTGCTAGGGAATACGAAGATCAGATAGATCCCGAATACTTTGAGAAAGCTATCGAGATGCACTACAATTCAGATGTCAAGAGACCTGATATTACATATTTCAATTTAGGTGCTATCGGTTGTTTCGTGGGTCACATGGAATTTTATAAACGTTGTTTCCGTCAAGGTCTAAAATACGCTGTCATATTTGAAGACAATGTTATCATAAAGTCCAATGAACTCTACGAACAAATTCAAAGTGTCATAGATGAGAAGGGTGACGACTTTGAGATGTGTTTTTTCCATTGTTTATCGAGACTTCCCGACACTAAAGAAGGAACTCTTGAGAAGGTAAAGTGGATTTCGAGTACCAAATGCTATCTCATCAACGTGAATAATATGAAAAAGTATCAAAAGTATTTCTATCCAATGGATAATCATGTGGATATGAAACATGAGGACTTAATAGATAAAGGCGCTCGTGTGTATTATAAGGATCTGAGGGAATACATGCTCATCGATCGCACACATCAAAGTATGATTGGTCACAACGAACACGGAAGACGAGAATTCTTTTCCAGAATCCACCCTACCGCTACACCCGATGATGTCAAGTGGGGCTATTAATATAGACGGGTCTTTCTGTTCGAATAATTGAAAGTCCTGTGCGCATTAAGAATCGTGCAATTCTGGATTTGACTATCACGACGGTATAATCAATATATTTTCGTGATTTTTCTCTGTGTTTATCCAAAACGTCTTTCATGGAGAGTATTCGATTCAGTGATACTTGTCGACATTCTGTAGTGTCAATTTCAAATCTAATAGGCTCATTGTATAACCAAGCCTGTCTGAAACATAGATCGAGATCTTTAGGTTTAGTTGAATCAGTCACATTAATTTTGAATGATCTAGTCATCACAACTTTTACATATACATACAAAAATATATCTAAAAGCTGTTCCCAACGGGGCTCGAACCCGTGACCTTGGCGTTATAAGCACCACGCTCTAACCAACTGAGCTATAAGAACGGTGCGTTTGACTATGTTACTAGTCAATCAGTATAACGGTGGGGCTTCCCACATACTACATATGTTTTGAGTCTTTAAACCAGTTTAATGAAATCGTCGAACAACATTTTAGTACTTCCACCTTGAATAAAGTTTCGGTACATTTGAGCATTTTCGAATGCTTCTTTGGCAACCTTCACGGACAAAATCGTATCATATGCACATGGTTCGGCATCTCTGATGACAAAACCTGGATTCATTACTTTGATCTCGGTATCAACTTCTTCTTGAATAAAATCAACAACGTCTTGATATTCACACGTTTCAGCAACTACAATGACGGCATAACCTTGGATTTCATAATTGTTTTTAATTTGATGCATGGAAATTTTATTAATCGTCTGTTGGTTGATGACATCAGTTACTTTAGAATATCTTGCGTATGTGGCGTTCGTCGAAAGTCCAGTGATGCGATGTCCAGGTGCTTCAACGAACACAATCGAATTTGTCGTTGTAGCCTCGGTATAGGCATAGTCGATGTATCTCGCAAACTCTTGAACAGCTGTCTGAAATCCAATAGATTCCATACCAGGAATGTCATCAAAGATCGTCTTGGCAATTCCAATGACATTTGTATCAATGCGTTCATCGAGAGCAATTAGACTCGCACTCTTCATGGATTCGTTACCACAAATACAATACAGGCGATCCAAATCATCCATATTCTCAACAACTTTATCAATATCCACAGGATCGCATGATACTCGAAGAATTGAACCAGCACCTTCTTCAATTTTCCCACGAGAAAGTTGAACTCGAATGTTATTGTTTAAACCACGAAATCCTTCGTTGAAACCAATAATTCTGTTATCTTTCGAATTCTCGAGACGTGCGAGAGTATGAATAATGTTATTCACACCTGGACACACACCACCCGCCGTGAGAATTCCTACGTTCATTTATTATGTATATCATCTATTTTTTATATTGATATATACAAATGTTGACATACATATTGATTGTGGTGCTCCTATATGTATTACTTTTTATACTCAACATGAGTCACTTTGAAAGAACCATCTTGTATAAATTTTTCACACATGGTGGTTTGAAAAATATAAGGAGTGTTTCTGAATTCGATAATGAAGGTGTTTCTTATGGAACCACGGTAAAAGATGTACTATTATCACCATTCTGTGTAGATAGACACAAAATGGCAAAACTTACAGGAGGTACGATGCTAAACTTTTATTCATATCACGATGAATATTTCAATAAAAGACGTGAAATGGGAAGTAAGTTGTTTTGGAATGATTACTTTTCCAAAAATGGAATAAAAACTCCTAAAGTGTTTGGAACTACAAAACCTCTCACTCTATATGAACCTATAAATCCCGATGAGATGTACATATCTAAGCCCGTGAATGGTATTCAGGGTGTAGGGGTAAAACTCGTCAAAGGAGAAGACATAAAAGTGACCGAAGACAATCGTCTCATACAAGAGAGGATCAAAACATGCAATCATGAAGGTGCAAGATCCTTCCGAGCAGTCACAACATATGACGGGACACTTCTATCTGTGGAAGAATTGAAAAGTGATGCCATCATATCAAATCATGCTGGTGGTGGAACGACTAAAATGTGTGATGACGATATGTGTGGAGAATATGAAAAGCTACACAAACCAATAAAACAACTCCGAGATCTTCACAAACGTGATTTTGGTTTTTGTTTTTGCATCGGGTGGGATTTGGTAGTAGACTGCGAAGGGGCATACGTTCTCGAAGGAAACTGGCCAAACGGTCTATTCGATAAAAACGACGACATCGCTGACGAATTTTACGACACCGTCAAACCTATGGCGAAGGAATTTTATAAGCGACAGGGTATTTAATTTTTTTATGGGTCTATATAAATGTTGAAGAGTATACTTTTTGTAATACTCATATATATATTACTTTTTATACTCAACATGAGTCAGTTTGAAAGAAGTGTTTTATATAAATTTATCGTCAACGGTGGTTTGATAAATGTGCGCAATCAACCAGAGTACTATAACGATACTGTGGGTGTAGGTGTAAAGGGTGCAATGTTGTCACCATTTTATATCGACCGACACAAATTCGCTAAAATCACATTAGGTACTCTGTTCAACATGTACTCTTTCCATGATAAATATTTCGATAAACAGAGAGAGTTAAATGGTAAAATGTTTTGGAACGACTACTTTTCTGAAAATAACATAAAAACACCCAAATTATATGCAACCACAAATCCTTATCGTATGTATGAATCAGTTTTACCAGATAGAGAATATATTGCGAAGCCTGAATATGGACTACAAGGAATGGGTATACAAATCATAAAAGGTGAGGATGTAAAACCAACTGAACACAATTTTCTCATACAAGAAAAGATAGACTCTTGTAATTACGATGGTGCGAGATCGTTTCGTGTAGTTACGTCATTTGATGGAGACCTTTTATTCATAAAAGAGATACGAAATGATGGTAAACTCACTTCTAACGAAGCGAGTGGTGGAACTATGAGAGTTTGTGAAAGTGATATGTGTGGTGAGTATAACAAAATTCACAAAATCGTAAATAGACTCCGCAGTTTACATGTACGTGATTTCGATTATTGTTTTTGTATCGGTTGGGATTTATTACTAGATTGTAACGATGTGTATGTCATCGAAGGAAATATTCCTACCACGTTATTTGGAAAAAAATACGATTTAGCTGATAAATTTTACGATAATCTCGTTCCGAAAGCTAAAAAGTTCTATGCTTTGAACAACATATAAATGTCGTATAAGATAACTCCTAATACAACGTACAAGTAGTACCACGGGAGACTCTTATGAGTGATTTCATCATTTTTGCAAATTTTACCCTGTAATCTACTTATTACACACAGAGGTTTTCCTTTATTAATTTTTGATGTGAGAAACCAGCTGAATAACATTGTTAAATTGAACATTAAATTGGAGATATAATCCTTGAGATAAAATGGACTAAAAAGTGCATATGTCATTATGAGTGTATGAAACATATGAATAAACAATGTTGTAAACGTTTCTTCCTTACATACACGTTTTCGACCTGTCACTCCGTATATATCATTGATCGTAGAGCCTATGAAAAATAATATAGGTACGATCATCTACTATCTAAACAGATTTTTTCCCACCAAAAAACCTAAAACATTCGTGAGATTTTCTCCAACTGAGTAATGCCACGTATGTTCTTGTGAGTTTTTAATTCCTAGTGCACGATCGATGAAATTTTCATGTTTAGGTTTTCCCGCATACACCCGACGAAACCAGAGAGGTGTTTCTTGGTTCGACTCAACCAAACATCCACCAAATTTCTTCACAAGATCGGGTCTAGAAGATAACCAATATTCAAACACCTCCCATGCGGCACCTAGAGTGATCCAAAACCAAAATTGTTTGGGAAAGAGAGCACCTAACAAAGCAAAAAATAAGAAGTGACTGTACTGAAATCCATAAAACTCTGTTCGGAAACAATCATCAGATGGTTTTTTACATGAACAATGGTTTGCATATAAGAAAAACCATGTCGTAAAAAGTAAAATGACGAGTACTCGCATTTATTATCTGATTATATTTTAATAATGTCTCTCGAGATAGTGACATATGCAAATAAGTCTCAGGGAATGTTTGAAGATTTGGTGAACAACGAATTCGGTGTCCCAATCAAAGTTTTGGGTTGGGGTACAAAGTGGAATGGTTTTAGTGATAAATCTAAAGGTCTAGTCGAACATCTCAAAACAAAACGAGATGATGATATAGTTGTATTTATCGATGGTTTTGATTCTAAAGTTAATCGTGATCCCATAGATATTGTTAAACTTTTTAAACAATATGATTGCAAAGTTCTTTTTTCAAAGGCGAATAATCCAGGTGATTTTATACTAGGTACGTGTACAAATGGTTTGTCCGCAAATGGAGGAATGTATATGGGTTACGTGAAAGAATTAAGACAAGTTCTCGAAGAAGAATTAGATGTACAATGCCAAGATGATCAATTAAATTTTAACAATCTCTGTAAAAAACATAATTTCATAAATATTGATGATAGACAAATGATTTTTGAAAATATGAATCAAATTGGTGTTGATAAGGATTCCGATGCAATCTTTGTATCGTATCCAGGTAAAATATCATTCGATAGAATCTCGAGAGGTTTTTTCGAATACACACAATTCATGTACATATACGTATTGTGTCTACTCATCGTAGGAATGGGTATATTTCCCAAATATTCCAAAATTCTTTTCACAATTGTGATCGCTCTAGTTATTTTTTACGCACTATTCGCTGATAAATCTTGCACCTTAAAAAATCTTTAAAACTTTAGCCAATTCTCCAATCATCACCAGATGCTGAGACATTACCACCAATTTCGCAGCATCTGTCTTAGGAGAGAAGTCACCGTAGCCCACACTCGACATGGTCGTGAAAGAAAAGTAGAAAGGGTCTAGGGGACTCTTGAAATTGAAATGTTCAGGTTTCATCTTACTGTACAAAAGACCATAAAGTGTCGTGATGATAAGAATGTTCAATACAGTCTTCATATTACTATACCTCAACAGAATTTTGTCGGGGCATCTCGGTACTTTTTCTAGTGAATTTCATATTTTTCACACTCGCAACCCACCTGGATACAGGATTCGCAGTTGATGATATCGTAGAAGCTGCGTCATCACTCATGATGATACTGAGACCGTTGCACACGTCGGGTTTGTTCTCTTTATCGGGGAATTCCATAAGAAATGCTTGTATGGATATAGCGGGTATATCGGGAGCATCATCAAGAAGTCTGTCATATTCTTCACGTGCTTTAGTGACAAAATCGAGGACATCCGCCCTATGTAGAACATCTAGAGACAATTCCATGTCAATATTTCTATAGAACTTTGAATATTGAACGCACATCGCTGAATGTGATTCAGCCAAGTTTGCACTCTGGCTAAATTTGCTTATGGATGTCAAAATACCACCAAGCACATTAAGGAATGCGAAAAAGTACTGTATGATCATGATGTTATTCTTCGTCTCAGATGATACATTCTCGTTACCACTTGGATTTAAAACGGCAAAGCCTCCGACACCCGTGATACTCGCAATAATTATACTCGGATACGAAAGGTAGTCGTGTTGTTTTTTATAATAAAGACGGGCGTGATTATGAAGCCAGCGATATCCTGCAGCCTTCTCGGCCCACCTGACGAGAAGTTTCTCCTGCTTCTCACACCAAAAATGTTCATGGGGCACATCCGCTTCACCCATTCTTAAGTTACATGGATAATTTTTTAGCGCATTCCCTGGCTAATGTATCCACCTGTTCATTTTTTTCATTTCCATTGTGCGCCTTTACCCATTTCCATTCAACTTCTTTCATTTGTTCCTGAAGCTTGTCAATTTTCACCCAAAGTTCCTTATTTTTTACATCTCCGCCACTGGAAGTTTTCCATCCATTCTTCTTCCAGTTGTGAATCCACTGCGTAATACCATTCTTCACATAATTACTGTCTGTGTAGATGCGGACACGCAACTCGTGGTGATCAATACACCTCTCAAGTGCTTTTACGACGGCTGTCATTTCCATTATATTGTTCGTTGTTCGTGAAGCATTGTCACACACGACAAATTTATCACTCACAACAGCCCATCCACCCCGACCAGGATTTCCAAGACAGCTTCCGTCAGTGTATACTTCGTACATGTTCACTTATTGTGGTTTATCCTTATACTCCGAAGCCTTCTTCGGTGTTTTACAAATCGTATCACCACAGTGGTCTCTATTTTGATACACGGAATTGATCGAAGTGGGGAGTTCGTTACATGATTTAAGAGACCAACGTCCTAACGTAGGTTTCTCCACTTTGATAAGATTTTCAATAAGTTTTCTAATCATTTTACTTTTTAAAATGTCGGTTATACATTTTAAAAGGTAATTTTTTATATTATTTCTCAAAAAACTAAGATTTGATGCTTAGTTGGAGAAGGCGAGACCACCCATACCCGACTGGATGCGGAGGACGTTGTAGTTGGTCGCGAACATGTGCATGTTGGTGGCACCACCGGAGGAGGGGTGCTGGGTGACCTGGACCTGCGCGTTGTCGATGCGGGAGAAGTTGCAGGTGCCGGTGGGCTGGTGCTCCTCGGGCTTGAGCGCGAAAGAGTACGAGTAGATACCGGGCATGGGGCAACCGGAGTGGTGGTTGTAGGCCTGGACCTGGTTGAAGTACTTGCCCTTCTGCTCCTTGAAACGGTCCTGGCCGTTGAGGATGAGCTTGAAGGTGTTGAGGGGACCGTGGGCCTCCTCAGTGTAGGTCTGGGCACCACCCTCGTCGCCGAGCGCAAGGAGGGGCGCACCGACGGTGGAGAGGGGCACGAAGCAGTTACCGGTGGGAGCGGGGGTGGACTGGAGGACAACGTCGGCGTCGGCGGAGACGTTGGAGAAGTTCCAGAGAGAGTTCTTGTTGGTGGCAACGTTGGCGAAGCACCACACAAGCTCCTTGACGGGGTGGTTGTAGGAGAGGCGGACCTGCTTGGCCTGGCCCTCGGTCACGGTGTCAACACCAGTGTGCTGGACCTGCTCGATGAGGTACTCGTGACCCTTCTGGGCGAAGCGGCGGCGCTCCTCGGTGTCAAGGTAGACGTAGTTGGCCCAGACCTTGAAGACGGAGGTGTTAAGGAAGGTATCGAAGTTGGACGCAAGGTCGATATCGATGCGGACCTCGTGGTACTGGAGGGCGATGAGGGGGAGGTAGAGACCAGGGTTGCGGTTGAAGAAGAAGATGAGGGGGAGGTAGACAGTCTTGCCGTTCGCCGCAGTGGTCATCTTACCCCAGTTAGCCTTCTTGGACTCGTCGAGGTAGAGCTCGGAGTACATGCGCCACCACTTCTGGTAGTGCTTGTCGATGCGCTGACCACCGATGGAAAGCTCGACATTGTTGATCGCACGCTCAGCGACCCAGTTGCAGTCGTCGACCTCGGACGAGGAGGCGGTGTTGGAAGACGCCGACTCGAGCTCGATGTACATGTCACCGACGAGATCACCGTTGCGGGCAACGGTCACGGAGACGCGGCCGGAGTTGGCGGCAGTACCGTTGACGGTCTGCTCGATGTTCTCCATCGCGAAGTTGGTGTGGCGCTTGTATTTCGCCTGGAAGAAGGTCACCTCAGGGTTACCAGTAAGGTAAACGTCCTGGGCACCGTACGCTACGAGTTGCATGAGACCACCGGCCATTTTGAGAGTTGTTGTACTATAAGCAGAGAAAATAATTTTGGCCAAATGCGCATTTCCGAACCCCAAAAATTCTCAGTCCAGATTAAATGTCGACACAGCCTGATGAAAATGAGATTGAAATTGAGGAGGGTGAAATTGTAACAGATGATGAACTTTCCATGACTGAGGAGGAACCCAACGAGGAATTCGAGGATGAAGGGGGTATTGATATCGCAGAGCTCATGACTTCCCTCATGGCCACGGATGATGGTGACACGGTATGTTCCGCCCTCGTCAATATTGCAAACCAACTTCAAACACAAAATAAAATTCTTATAAAGATGCTCAGTAAAATGAATTCGGCTTAGAGATAAAATGTGTAAATAATCTAGATGAGAGAAACTCACTTCATTGATCGGGATCCAAATATATATGAAGCACTCACCGAGCTACAGAAACGGAACGTCCAATCAATGAATGAAGAACAAGTACTAAGAATTATCGAAGACTTTGAGTTCAGATGGTATCTTCACGATACAGAAAATTACTCTGTGTGTTTGGAACGAGCAACCAAATTGGGTTATCATCAGTTTATTCACCCTGATAATTTCAACGATGATGATATTCCGAAACCAGACCAAATTGATATCATGGCGATTCGTGGCATCAAGAACCGCATGATCAACTTTCTTATTCAGTTGAACAATCACGTTCAAGCTCGGATGAAAGAGTTTGGAAACGACGAAGAATTGACGGTGAACAAACGAATCAATAACATCATCATGCAGATCGAAGACGGATTCGACAATGTCCGACGCCATCAAATTTCTTATGAACGGGCTGTCGCTCCCACAGCTCTTCCACAGGTGAGTGTTTTTACGGATCCATCCACGATGGATGAAGAAGAGGTAGAGAAGGCGACACCGTTTCAGAAATGTCTCATGCTCGCTCTGAAAGAAGCGTATAAGGCTGGATACAGGCGATACAAGGGTCAGTGCTGCGAAGAAATCAAGACTGTTGATGGATACTGCACCAGAGCATGGAACCCAATCTTTACAATCGAAGAATTTGTATATTCTTTACCGAAAAAGGAGAGTAACTTCACGAATTGGAAGAACTTTACGAGTAAGGGTTCGATCTTTCGAGATGTGATTGACAACATTTCGAAGTGTGAGGATGCTCAGTTTCCCGAGATTAAGAAGAGGCGTCATGTATGGTCTTTCAAGAATGGTGTTTTCGTCGGAAAAGAGTGGATCCCTGACAGAGGTGTTTACGATTGTCGATTCTATCCTTACAAGAGTGAGAAGTATGCCTGTTTAGATGCGAGTATCATCGCCTGTAAGTACTTCGATCAGCAATTCGACGATTTCTCTCACATTGAAGATTGGACGAAAATTCCCACACCCTACTTTGATTCGATTTTGAAGTATCAGAAGTTTGAAGAAGAAGTGTGCAACTGGGCATACGTGATGGGTGGTCGTCTCTGCTTCGATATTGGTGAACTCGACGGGTGGCAGATTATTCCATTCTTCAAGGGTATCGCTCGATCTGGTAAATCGACTCTCATCACCAAGGTTTTTAAGAAGTTTTACGAGAATGAAGATGTGGGTACACTTTCTAACAACATCGAGAAGAAGTTCGGTCTTTCGGCGATCAAAGATGCGTTCATGTTCATCGCCCCAGAGGTGAAGGGTGATCTTGCGCTCGAACAGGCTGAGTTTCAGTCAATCGTTTCTGGTGAAGATGTGTCCGTGGCTGTGAAGAACAAGACGGCTGTGTCTATCGAATGGAAGGTGCCAGGTGTCTTGGGTGGCAACGAAGTCCCCAACTGGAAAGATAACTCAGGATCCGTACTCCGCCGTATCCTCCCATGGAACTTTGGTAAGCAGGTCCAGGATGCGGATCCTCAACTCGACGAGAAGCTCAATATGGAATTGCCCATCATTTTGTTGAAGTGTGTACGTGCGTATCATGACTATTCCAATAAGTATAGGAACAGGGATATTTGGAATGTCGTTCCAAAATATTTCAAACAAATTCAGAAGCAAGTTGCGATGGTTGCGAGTAGCCTGACCAACTTTTTGGAGTCTACGTATGTTGTACTCGGTGATGACCTGTTCGTTCCACAAAAAGATTTTGTCACAAAATTCAACCAGCATTGTAAGGAGAATAACCTCGGTAGCCACAAGTTTCATCAGGATTTCTATGCTGGTCCTTTCAGCTCCCGTGAGATCGAAGTGCGTGTGGAGACGGTGAAGTACAAGGGTCGGGTGTGTAAAAATCAACCTATCATTTACGGTCTAGATATCGTGACCGATGACTTGACATATACAGACGATAACTAAAAAAAATATCAACCTTTAGTAATATGAGCCAGAGGGTCAAAGAATTTGTCCGTCAATCTGGAGTAGAAGTTCAAAGTCCGAACTCAAATTCTAATGACGAGTTTGCGAGAGAACTCGAAGAAGAATTATATCGTAAAGAGCGCATGCGTGCCGCTGGATTTCGTACACCCCCACGTCCAGTCCGTTCAGTACCACCTAGGCAGGTACAGGTTCCCCGTCGCCTTCAACAAAACCTTATAAATAATCAATCATATGAAGGTGCTTTCAAACAATTCGAAAATAATTCACCATTGGAAAACGAATTCAATGATGTGAATATGATCAACAATGCTCTACGTGAATTTGACGAACCACTCGAATTCAGTAAGTTCAATCCAGGTATGTTCAATGCAACTGTAGATTCTGGATTTGATCAGAAACAAACTGTAGTTGATCTTAAAAAAATACTCATGAAGAGACCTCTCCCTAGAACCCCCATTGGTGAAGGTCTTTATGTAGACACCAAGGAGATAAGGGGTATTTATGGACAATTTAAGACTGGATTCTCTCACACTAGGGAGGCTGGACCCAAGGGTGGTTTGAATAGTAATTTTTTTACTGTGCAACTCATGTTGAATCTCTCCAATGATAACGAGAGTAAAGGAGCCACCGTAAACATCTATCGTAATGGAAAGATTCGATTCTCTGGTGGTTTTGTTGGCACAGACATCACTAACCAACCCGAACTTATCCGTCGTTTCATCGTTAATTCGTACACAGAGAGGCAACAATTTTTCTATAATCCTTTCACCTACAATAATCTGAGTGGTCAATTTAGAATCAATGGGGTATTTAGGAATTTGGCGTCAATCGCACAGAAGGAGGGATCCTCCTATGAACCTGAGCTTTCTCCTTTCCTATACATGCCGATTGAGAATATGACTTTAATTTTATCCAAGAGTGGTAATGTTCAGGTCGTGGGTGCGAAAAACCCTGGTGAAATGTTAAAGGGATATGACACAGCTAAAAACATACTCCAGAAATTATACAGGGATAATCAGATTG